GTTCTGGTCAGCATACCCACGCAAAGTTGGCAAGGGTGCCGCCGAGAAAGCCTGGACCACCAAAGTCAACGGCGACGGGCCAGCCGTGATGACTGCCCTATCCTGGCAAATAGGCAGCACGCAACACCTAGACCGCGACCCGCAATACATCCCACACCCCGCTACCTGGCTCAACCAACGCCGATGGGAAGACCCGCAACCTAAGCCATACGACCCAGGAGACTTCTAGCCGTGGACGAATCCCAAAGGCAGGAATTCGGTGAACTATACGACCGGCTGGCAGCTATCTTCGGAGCCGAACAGAAGATCGCCAAGCGTGAAGCCTATGAAGCCCTCAAAGCACTGGCATGGCCAGCCGTTAAGGCCGCGCTGCGCGAATTGACTCAATCACGAAAGCGCCGTGAAGGCATGCCAACACCAGGGGATATACTGGAAGTGGCGAATCGGGCAGGAAACGGCGCAAGGTTCGATTATTTTAAGCAAAAGGTATCAGACCACGAAAGGCTTGATGAAAAGGCCGTGGGTGGCATTGTAGGCCTTCTGAAGGCCTGTTATGAAACAGGCTGGCATCCAAATACCGCTGATGAGAGATCCGCGGCTTGGATGTTTCATCAACTCCTTCACTTCTCAGACAGGTCACTTCCAGAACAACACCGGCCGCCTTGTCCACCACTGAACTCTGATACCACTGAAACACTCAATACCTTCGGCGGCATCAATGCCCTAGCTGAACTCACGCCAGAGACAGTCCTAGAAGCCCGCAGGATGTTCTGTCAATGCTTGGTTGATCTCCCGGTGCCAAGCTAAACAAAACACAAACGTCGAACTAAGGTAACTCTTGACAGAATTGTCGAACTACTGTATACCGCACCCGTGCCGACACCCTACACCCGCAAGCCCCTCACCTGGCTTACACGGCGCATCGAAGACTACAAACACCTATCCATCGAAGGTAAATCCCACGTCCTTAACTGGACCGCAGACATATCCAAGCGCGTCCCAGACGACCCACGCCTCCAAGCCGTAGCACAAGCCGCCGTTATGGCCTACCTACAGATCGTCCAGATAGAAGAGGCACTCCTAAAGCTATCCGCCACCAGCCCACAGGCCGATAAACTGGGCAACTCCATGACCAAGTGGGTGCGACAACTCACCTTCTGCCTACGACTGGCCGGACTTAGGCGTGTGGCACAGCAGGCAATCACCACTAAGCGCAGACAGGTGTTCACTACGGCCACACCACGGGCTAAGGACGGAGCCGACGAGCCTGAGGATCCTACGAAGCGAGACGGGGATGGCGCGCACCAGGACGAAGACCAAGCCGCAGTCGCATAGCAACATCTTGCAGTACGAGTGCAAGAAGTTGCAATCGCGCCAGTCATTTGACATAACATCCCTTATCGGACACGAAGGCGCAGCGAAAGACCTTGGCCGCGCACTCGCATGGTGTCAATGGCGACAGCGCACCGGCCGATGGCCCGTCGAGGTTATGCAGTCTACTGACGCGAGTCGGCCGCGACGCATAAGGCGTCACGAAATTTCCGCCATTCCCGTGCGGGGACCCGCCAAATCCGACCCCGGAATCGGATGCCGCGTAAGCGGTCTGATGCCGGGTGCCCGCCGGGATACTGCCACTTTTTCACCTTCCCCTGTCCTCCAGCCTGATGTTGCCTGAAGGCCCTCAGCCGCCTATCGCTGACGCATCGCCATCGGCCTCGCATCCTGGCAACGGTGCTGCGCATCCCGACGCGCATGAGATGACGTACCGGCAGAGTATTGCGATGTTGCTTGGTGCGATGCAGGCGTCGAGTCGTATGTCGCGGTTAGACGTGAGGGCTGACCGGCTGGAGGTCATCTTGGAGAATCAGTTAGCGATCATGCGGGCGCAGGTGTTTTTGATGGACAGGTTGCTGGCGATGTCTGGCAGTGGGCATGAGGTGAAGATAGAGAGGCGTGGACCTTGAGGACGAAGCAGCCGCATGTAGAGGGGCCGGACATTGTGACGTTTGCGATGGACGATTCTTTTCTAGGGAAGTCGTACCTCTCGATTCATCAGGTGGCGATCCTGAAGGCGTTGTACGGGATCGAGCTGTCGCGCCCGGAGATGTTGGCCTACTGCGAGATGACAGAAGGCTTGCGGCCCCGCAAGGGCGGGTATCAGGATGCGGCGCTGGTGTGCGGGACTCGTGGCGGCAAAACAGACTTGGCGGCCATCATCGGGACGTATGAGACGGTGAAGTGGGGTCCGCTGCTGGAGTCGATGTTGATCCCTGGTCAGATAGCGACGGGGATTCTGGTGGCAGAGAATCGTCGGCAGGCTGGGATTGTGCGTGGGTATATCGAGGGAAACTTTCATACCCTGGAAGAGAAGGGTATTGAGGTGTTGGCCAGGACGCACGCGCAGGAGAAGGCTGTCACCGGGGACTGCATAAAAACAGTGTGGCCGCTGGAGATTGTCATTTACCCGGCGAGCAAGGCGGCGATGCGTGGCGTGACGGGATTATGGTTCATCGCCGATGAGATAGCGTGGTGGGAGTCTGCTGAGGGCGCGTACAATCAGGATACGGAGGTCATCAGGGCGGCGCGGTCGAGATTCGCCACGCTCGCCAGGATTCGCCCTAAGCGGATTCTGTTGTCGTCTCCCAACGCGGAGCAGGGCGTGCTGTGGGATGAATATTGCAAGCGTGCGAGCAATCGGACGATGGTAGTGCAGGCTCCGTCGTGGCTGTTGAATCCGACGATCCCGCAGGAGTTCCTCGACACGGAGCAGGAGAAGGACGCCGAGGCGTACAACCGGGACTACGCGGCGATATTCTCGAAGGTGGGCGGCGGCAATACGTTTCTGCCTGGGGAGATTGTGGACCAGTGTGTAGACCGTGGCCGCCAGCAGGTGCCGCCCAAAGCCGGGTATGAGTATCTGGCCTTCATAGATGCGGCGTTTAAGCGGGACCGATTCTCGTTTGCCATCGGGCACCGTGAGAATGATGGCAGCGAGGCGAAGGTGATCATTGATCATTCGCGGCACTGGACACCGCCGAAGGGAAAGCCGCTCAACGATACGGAAGTGGTGGCAGAGATTGTAGGCGACCTGCGCCCGTATGGGATTGACCGTGTGCATGGGGATCAGTTCGCAGACATCCCCCTGAAGACGAGTTTCAAGGAGTTGGGCGTGGCGTTTGTGGAGATGCCGATCACGTCCGAGTCGAAATACGACATGTATAAGAACATGCGTGCCGCCCTGCGTGCCGGGATGGTGTCGCTGCCCGACGATGCCATTGTGATCCGCGACCTCAAGAGCCTGGTAAAGAAAGAGACTCCCACCGGCAAGGCGTCTGTGCATGCGCCGAAGCGTAAAGGGTCGTATGACGATGCGGCGGTGGTAGTGAGTCAGATAGTTGCCAAGCTGATGCCTCTTGCATTTAAGGTCGACCTGAGAGAATCTAACGCAATGGCGGTGGCGCATCTGACCAATATGGGGCTTGATTGGCGTCAGCCACAGGCCGAAGGCGAGTTTGGCGGGCGGCTCATGGAGGCTGTCTACTGATGTCGGCTAAGGCTGCGGTGGCACGCAAGCGCAAGATAAGCGGTGTTTCTATGGCCGAGGCTAATGATTCTGCGCGCGGCCTTCCGTCAGGATTGCGGATTGACCTGAACCGCATCAACGAGGAGTATGTCCCGGCTCTCAAGAACTGGCCTGCCCGCATTGACCTCTATCAGAAGATGTCCAATGACGCCAAGATTGCCGCCCAGCTAAGGGCGAGCATCTTGCCAGTCATCTCAGCGGTGAAGTGGTCTGTGCGTGGCGGTGATTCCGAGGCGAGGGATCATGTTGCGGCCAACCTTATGAGGGAAGGCCCGCAGCAGTTTTGGTGCGACACGAGTTGGACGCAGCGCGTCTTTGAGTCGTTTCAGTTTCTCAAGTACGGGCTGGCGATATTCCATAAGACCAGGGAGATTGTAGAAGGCAAGATGATCTTCCGCCGCCTGACGTACCTGCATCCTCGCAGCCTGGGAGGACCCAGTGGCCCATGGGAATGGAACGATGCCGGGACGCAGCTTGTGGCGCTGCACCGAGCCTATACAAAGCCGAATCAGCAGACGGTCTTTGATGAGCGCATTCCCATAGATGATCTGTCGGTGTTTGTGTGGGGGCTGACAGGTGAGAACTGGGAAGGTGAGCCGCTGATCCGGTCTATGTATAGGGCGTGGGTAGAAAAGGATCTGGCGTCGAAGATTCAGATGGTAGATCTGCAAAACCGCGGCGTAGGAATCCCCGATGTCGAGCTTGCCCCTAACGATGGCAAAACTGAGCGCGATACGCTGGTGCAGATTGCGAAGGACTTGAGGGGCGGAAGCAAGGAACGCCAGTTTGTCGTGCGCGGGTCGGGCCAGAAGGTAGGCTTCATGACAAGCCAGGGCACGGTCCTTGATGCCACACCGATCATCTCTGCCAAGAATAACGAGTTTGCCGCTGGCGCAGGGACAGACTTTCAGCAGCAGGGGCAGACGCAAAGTGGCAGCCGGGCGACTGGATCCGTCCTGATGGTGTCCTATATGCAGCAGCTAGAGGCGGCCCGCGTCATCTTTCAGGATCAGGTCAATCATGGGGCCGGTAATCTTCAGGGCCAGGTGGAAGAGTTGGTATATGAGAACTTCGGGGATGTCGAATGCCCGCAGATTGTAGGGACGTGCGTTGCTCCCACAGACCAGCTTGATAACGTTCCAAACATCCTTGATGCAGTCCAGAAGGGCGGCCTGACGCACGACCTTGAGCTTGAGAACCATGTCCGGCGGTCGCTGGGCGTCAAGGAGATGAGCGCAGAAGACTTCCAGAAGGCCAAGGATGAGAACAAGCCGGCGCCGAATATCGGCGGGCGACCTAATGAAGTTGGCCCGTCTGACGCTGAAGACCCGCGTGACGATTCAACGGGGCGGGCCTTCGGGCTACAGGAAAAAAAAACTCTACTCGCCGGGAACAGACAGAACAGGAGCGCGGCATCCTATCGCTGGCTCACATAGACACTGAGTTGATGGCCGAAGAGCAGATGTATGCGGCGACACTTCACAAGTACACGGCGCTGGCGGTGGAAAAGATTAAGTCACTTGTCACAGCCGGGCTTGACGCATCGCAGATTGGAGGCCTTAATGATGATGGATTCTTTGGCTACGGCCGCCGGTTGCGCGCCGACCTGATAAACAGGAGGGAACGAATTGCCAACTTTGGACGCGGGCAAGTTAACCAAGAACTCAAGCGCCAGTCTGCCGGTGGAGACACCGGTGCATCAGCCGACTGAGATCCTGCACCTTGGTTTCGCTATCTCATGTATCCAGTGCGGGGCCTACGGGATTTCCGTCACCGTGGATGACGGCCATGTTAGATTTTCCTGCGTTGGATGCTTAACGCATTCGGCAGACAAGATTTGACCGATGAGCATCACCGACGCCTGTACTATCGTTAAGTCTGTAGCTGGTTCAGATTTCTACGGACAGGTGACGGTGAACTTCAAGGCGGGCGAAGTATCAACTGTAGACATGAGGCAAACGTTTATCGAGGTTCCTGCTTCACTTAAGTAGTCGCGGCCAGCGGAAACACCGAAGCCCGATTTGGCAGAGATGCCGGGTCGGGCTTTTTTGTTGTGAGGCACTGATGGCGATCACCCTGATGATTCCCAGATATGCGCATCGCCCGGTATCCATTGATGAGCGACTTGGCAGGCAGGTTGAAGACGTGATGAATCCAGCCAATCCACTGCCGCAGCAGTGCAGCCAATGCAAGTTGCCAGGCACTCCGAAGAGTCCGCTGATGATGCGGCCGTTTTTCAGGACGGACAGCGGTGGCCCGCGTGGGACCATGTATCAAGCTTTCCATGAAATCTGCTTTTTCATGAAGATTCGGAGAAGTTGATGGAGCCGCCTATCGGACAGAAGGCTATCCAGGTCACTGGCGAGGCCATCACGGTTGGCGTTGAGATAGACATCTCGGAACTAGCGGGAAGATTGGAGCGTGAGGCCATGCGGCTGATTAACGATCTATCGCAGCAGGGATTTAGCGGCGAGGAGTTGGCTAATCGCGTGTCGGCTGGACTCATCAATCTGTCAGACGCTCCGATAACAGCGGCAGCGCGTGGTGCATCGTCTGAGTCTTTCAACCTTGGCCGGAATCTCGCCGCGCAGTCATCTTCGGGCCAGATTACTAACGTCGTCAGGACAGAGATACTCGATGAGAATACCTGCCCGCCATGTCAGGCGCTAGATGGTGTGACGGTGACTCTCAACAGCGAAGAATATTTCCGGCTGATGCCTCCAAATCTGTGTGATGGACGCGAGTTGTGCCGTGGATTCTATTTGTATGTGGGGTAGATAAATGGAAGGACAGACATATATCCGCAAGAAGATGATCGTGGCGCGGCCCATCGGTAAATTCATCAATGGCGATCAGCGTGGCGTCATGGACAAGAAGCGTCTCATGGCGCTCGTGGAGAATTTCAGGAAATATCGCAGACAGGTGCCTATCTACGCGCTTGGCGATCATGTCGAATCTCTTGATGACCGCCTCCCCGATGGCTGGGTAGAGGACGCGGAGATCATCGGGGATGGCGAGTTGCAGGTTGACACCAAGATCCACGGGCAGGCGGCCACCTACGTCCTGAATGACATGATCCGCGGAGCGTCTATCGGCACGGTGCAGGGAAAGAATCCTGACGGAACATCGCAGGGCGAAGTATTGCAGCACATCCTCCTGACAAACGAGCCATTCATAAAGGGGCTCAACATAGCGGCGGCTCAGTCAAAGGGCGATGAGCCGGTCGAGTTGTTCTTTACCGCCCTTCCATCGAAGGAGGCCGACATGGCCGATTCAGAACTTCAGAACGAGAACGCACGGCTCAAGGAAGAGCTGGCGGCCATGAAGGCTCAGACGCCAGATGAGAAGGCCGCGGCTCAGTTGAAGGAGACGGAGGCTCTGTTGCAGGAGAAGATCCGCGAGAACGCGGAACTCACTGCCTCCAACGAAAATCTAAAGTCCGACGTTGAGAAATTCAAGGATCCGGCTGCCATCAAAGAGCTTACTGCACGTCTGAAGGCTCAGGACCGTCAGCTTCGCGCCTCGAAGATCCGCAGGCTGGTCAAGGATGGCGTGGCCGAAGGTCAGTTTAACGTGGCAATGGTTGGCGATCCGAAGACCGGCTATGACCATCCGTCCGATGAGATGGTGCTGGCTTGGTTCAAGGGTTCCAAGTTTAACGACTCATTTGATAATTTGGAATTTGCGCTTTCCACGTTCGAGAAAAAGCGCCTCAACAGGACAATCAACGGCGCAGGCGATGGCCTGCCTGCTGATGAAGTAACCATGACTGAGCAGGATAAGGAGTTTATCCGCCGACTTGGTAAAGACCCCGATCATGTCATGGCAGCCATGAAGGCAAAGGATGCAAGCAATTACGCGGCCTTGACCGCGAAGGAGTAATCAATGGCAGCTTTAGCAGCCGACATTGCGTATGTATTCGATCCGCGATGGGAAATCGGCTCAGTACAACGACCAGCTACAGGTGCCGACACCTACTACCGTGGCGGTATCGCGCATAGCATCGCAGCCACAGGGCTACTTACCCTAGCTCCTGCCGCGACGGCTTTCTATGCGGGGATCGTCTCGGAGCATAAAGTAGTTGCGGCGGCAAATGAGCTTGTATGGATTGCCTCTGCGGGCAGGTGGTTTATTACTTGCTCGGCTCTCACGTTGGCGAGGACAGATCTTGCGTTTGCAATGGCAGCGGCGGATCTGTTCGATAATCCGGCAAGTCTTGTTGTGTCCGTGGCTGGTACGGCCGGCGCTATGGGTGTCCTGAGTCTGTGTACTACAGATGCTCAGGATGGATGGATTAACACTGACTTCCGTGTCGTCACGGAAAATCTCTAACTTAGGAGGATCGCATGTATACACAGAATGCTGAGATCCTCCAGGGGATCTATAAGCAGAATTTCTTTGACGGCTTCATGTCTGGGAACTCTGCACGTTTCTACTCCGGACTGTCAAAGAATGTCCCACAGGACCAGACAACCGTTACATATACAAGCTTCGGCTCTGTTCCTGAGCCGGCGCAGTTGTCTGGAATTGCCACGGCTGCTGGTGTTCCAAGAGCCAAGGTACTCAACGACTACAAGATGGCAGTCACAGTGCAGGAGCATCAGGTAGCCGTTGGGATGGCCCGGTCTGTTGCTGAAGATAATCCGGCTGATGCGGGAAGCATAGTCACGAAGTTGGGAGGTAAGGCCAACTTCTACTATGACAGGCAGTTCATGGCCTGCCTGACATCGGCGACGTTGCTTGGATACGACGGAAAGGTCGTCTATTCGGCAACGCACGGAGAATCTGGCACCAGCCAGGATAACACCGGGACATCGGCCGGAACTCCCACCGGGGCGCAGATCGAGACGGCAATCACAGCCGGGCTTGGCGCTCTGATGGGATTCACAGACGATCAGGGAACTCCGGTCAATGAGGGCGTTACCAGCTATACGATCCTGGTGAATCCTCTCCAGTATTTCACCTATCGGTCAGTGCTTGATCCCACGATGTCTAATCAGGCAGTTGACTCGTCTGGTGGAACTGGCGTCTACCGTGGCATGTTCACGATCATCCCGTCCAAGTTGGTGACGACGAAGGTGCATTACATCTTCGCCAATGGGTCTGAGCCTGCTGTTGGCTTTTTCCATAAGACGGACTGGGACCTGACATCCAATATGTTCACGGCTTCAGATGAGTGGACCGCTTCCAACCGTGCCCGCTTCTCCGGGTATGCGCGGTTCAACTTCTATCCGTGGCAGTGGAAGTCAACCGTGAAGTATACGTTCAGCTAGAACTGACGACGGCCGGGGCCTGTGTTTAGGCGCAGGCTCCGGCTATCTGAGGGCTTATGTCCTACAAGATAACCGGAAACATAATCATCGATGAGTGGATCGTTCTAGACGTGAACGATGTTCCGCTCACTGGGGTAACGTATCCGGCTGGCGTTACCATGACGCTTGATCGTCAATCAGGTTCGACGATTGTTGCGGCGTCAGAAACGCTCTCATGGACTGAGATAGGCACTACAGGCCGCTATTACTTCTCCTTTACGCCAACGAACTCCGGCATCTACATCCTTCACCTGAACGAGATCCATGCTCTATCTGGAGGATCTCAGCCGACATTCCGCTATGACGTGGTGGCCGCCGGGGCGGTCTTCTCGCCTACCTACTCGAACGCCTTCTGCGCCGAGAGCGATATCGAGCGGTGGATTCAGACTTCGATAGACGCAACATCGCGCCCGAATGACACCGAGGCGGCTGCCTTCGCAGAGTCCCGCGCTGCGGTGCTGATGACGCTGTGCGCCAAGTGGGGCCTGACGATAACTCCATCGACTGTGACCGCAGGCTCGTGCCTTGAGGATTTGCTGCGCGAGGCTAACGCCATCGGCGCGGCGCTGGACTACACGGTGGCGCAGCAGTTTGCCTATCAGCCATCGAAGTCTGACCGGGCCATCATGCTTCAATCGCGATGGATTGAATATGTCGGTGGGGCGCAGCCTGGATTTGTAACTGAGTCCATCGGGATACTCCAGAAAGAGATCGGGAATCTCGTCAGCCTAGCAACCGATCACATCCTGTCGGGCGACACGATGGCGAATCCAGCCGCGAGCGCACCGGCTACGAATGCGGCCATCGGCTTCACGATGGGAGACTTGTTCTAATGGTCAAGGTGACGCCGAATCCTCCCGCCTTCGAGCGCGCGCGTGAGTTGACGCAGGCCATCAAGATCACTCATGGAGACATGGCCGGGCCTGCGCTGCGGGCTTTGGGCACTGTCCACAGGATGCAAGAGAAGGCGATCTTCGCCTCGAAAGGCACGGTGGGCGGCTACGGCCAGTGGGCACCTCTCAATAAGAGTTACGCAGAGCGCAAGAAGAAGTTGGTGGGCCGCAAGCCTGACCTGGTGCTGACAGGCAGGATGAAGGCCTCCTTCACGATGGCAAGCAGCGGGAATTATGTTCAGTTGTATTCCCCGCGCGGGGAAGGCTTAGGCATCATGCAGTTTGGCGCGCGCAGCGCGATTGCTTCCGCTCATCTAACAGGCGATCCAACGCGCGCGCCGAATACCTCTTTCACCGGCAGACGGCTGTTCGGTGGCATCGCCCCACGACTGCCTATCCGCGACATGATCACCAAGTCGAATCTGATGATCGGCCAACTGAGTGCAGCGTTTAAGGAGTGGTACATCAAGAAGGTCAAGCAGGTCATCCGTGGCGCGTCTACTCTTGGTGGAAGATAGTGTCTATCCGCCTGATGTCAGGGCTGGCTAATCGAGTCTGCCAAGTCCTACAGGACTATCTGCCTGCCGAGTTGGCGCTGATAGACGCTGAAGAAGCCGATGGCCTTACAACTGCCGTGATTCTGTCGGCCAACTATCACCAATGGGATCGCACCGTCATCCCTGAGTATCCGGCGTGCAGCATCAGGCTTGTGTCATCGACTCCTACTCCTGCCGCTGGGATATTCCCTGACACGTTCGGAAGCCAGATTGACGCGTGGCATCGCATAGACGTGATGTTTCATGTCGTGGCGAGCGCGGGGCCACCTACGGATCTTCAGGCGCTATTGGTGCGATATATAACTGGCGCCGTGCGTGTCCTATTCATCCAGAAGGTCGGGCTTGCCACGATTGCAGATCCAACGGATGACGCATCATGGATGACTTGGCCGGAGTCTGCCGTCTACGGCCCGGATGAGCTACAGGAATCAGGTGCAATCGTCAGAACTGCCACGCTGCCTATTGCGGTGCGGCGCATAGAGATCCGATAGGAGTACGCCATGCCGTTGCTCTCAGCAAAACAGCAAATAGCTATCAAGCAGGAATCAACGGCTGGCACGGCTATCTCTCTGGCAGCCGCGAATGTCGTCATGCATACGGGCCGCGCCGAATGGACCCCGGAAGTGACGGTAGTGCCGCGCGAATCTATGTCGGCATCTCTGTCGCCGCGCGGGTCTATTGTCGCATCGCGCTCTGCAAAGATTAAGTGGAGTCAGTATCTGCGCGGTACTTCGATTGCCCCGGTTGCCGTAACTGGCGAAGCTGATTTTGCGGTCCCATTTAAGGGCTGTGGTGCTGATGTTGCTGTCACTGGAGGCGTGGGAAACGAGGTCGCAACATACACGCCATCGACAACCATCGTAAGTGATGAGACTACTGGCGCATATTGCACGGTGTCCCTGTACGAAGACGGGAAGGTCTACAAGATCCACGGAGCAGTTGGGAACTGCGTGCTGACTTTCGCACCGGGGATGCCTATAAAGGCAGACTTCGAGTTTACCGGCTGCTACAACGTGCCTGCGGCTGGCGCACTACTTGCGCCGACATATCCAACTGTTGTCCCGCCAACGGGGATCTCCGCAACTACTCAGGTTATTAGTGGATC